TCGCCTGCTCGCCCGTGGTTTAAGCTGACCCACCCCGACCCGGAGCTAGAAGAATACGCGCCGGTTAAGCTGTGGCTTGATGACGTGCAGCGGGTAATCCTGCAGATATTCGCGCGCTCGAATTTCTATAACACCATGCAGAATATTTACCTTGAGCTGGGGATATTCGGCACGGCGTGCATGTGCGCGTATGAAAATTTCGATAACGTCCTGCGTTACGAACCCTACACCATCGGGTCGTTCACGCTGGCGCTGGACGGCGAGCGCAACGTCGACACCATGTACCGCGAATATCGGACGACGGTGGGCAGCGTGGTTAAGCGTTTCGGGACCGATGCCGTCAGCCGCACGGTTAAGAACCTGTGGGACCGTGGCGATTACGACTCCAAGCTGAACGTGATACACGCTATCGAGCCTAACGTAGACCGCGATTATGGCTCCCCACTGGCGCGTAACATGCCGTACCGCAGCGTGTACTACGAGGAAGGCGGGGACGGGTATAAGCCGCTCCTGATATCGGGGTTCCAGGAAAAGCCCTTTATGGCGCCGCGGTGGTCGGTGATTGCTGAGGACGTATACGCCACGTCCTACCCCGGCATCGATTCGCTGGCGTCGAACAAGTCTCTGCAGATAGAAGAACTCGATAAGGCTATCGCCATCGAGAAGATGCACAACCCGCCGCTGGTGGGGGATAGCTCACTGAAGCAGGCGGGCGCAGAACTCATCGCGGGCGGGATTACCTATATCCCGAACATGGCCGCGACGGGGAAGGCGGGGCTGTCACCCGTATACGACGTTAACCCGCGCATCATGGAGCTGGTGCAAAGCATCCAGGAAAAAGAAGAGCGCATCCGGCGGTTTTTCTACGCTGACCTGTTTCTGATGGTTACCGAGCTGGACCGCGCGCAGATTACGGCGACCGAAATTGCCGAGCGCAAAGAAGAAAAGATGCTGATGCTCGGGCCGGTTCTGGAGCGCCTAAATAATGAGCTGCTGGACCCTGTCATCGACCGCACGTTCGCAGTCGCCCAGCGTGCCGGGATATTGCCGCCGCCCCCGCCGGAGCTGGAAGATGCAGACCTGCGCGTGGAATACGTCAGCGTATTGGCCCAGGCTCAGCGCGCGGTGTCCACGGCATCGGTCGAAGCCACGGTCGCGTTCGCGGGGAATATGTCGCAGATATGGCCGGAAGCGCGCCATAAGATTGACCCGTATCAGGCGATTGACGATTACGCCCGCGCGAAGGGTGCCTCACCTAAGATTATCCGCACCGACGACGAAGCACAGGAAGCCGCCGCAGCAGAGCAGCAGATGATGCAGATGCAGCAAGCCGCGGCGATGGGCGCTGGCGCCGCTGAGTCTGCGAGGACACTGAGCGAGACGGACACGGGGAACCCGGATAGTGCGCTGGCAATGCTGTCGGGAGCGGTGGCGTGACCTCGCCTTGGAAAACGTGGCTGGAGCACGGCGTCGCCTGTTTGGCATTTCAGGCGCTTGTGGGTTGGATGGTGGGTAATTACCTGTGGCCGGCTGTCGTGGCGGTTGCGTTTTTCATGGGGCGCGAAGTGGCGCAGGTCGAGGATAAAGGCCGCAGCGAACTGGTTAAGTGCGCGGACGGTAAATATCTGCGCTGTCACGTAAACACCCTGAACTCGCTAGGGTTTGGGTATGCGTTCCTGAACCTGCGGAAGTGGTCCTTCGATTCGATTATGGACCTCGTTGTCCCGGTGGTTATGTGTATTCCTTTGGTGGTTTTGGTATGAGCGTGTTGGTATGAGCCATGGCATCAAGCGACGAAACGATAATCAGCAGAGTGGCGGAGAAGATAGAGAGGGATGGCTACAGCGGCCCAGACCGACGTACTCCGCCACCCTCCTCTCCATCGGACCTACTGAAGTGGGTGCCCCTGCTCGTCGTCGCGACCAGTGGATACAGTGGCTACGTCGCGATGCAGCACGACGTTGAGCGATTGCAGCGCGATGTGTCTGAGATACGCGCCGATATGAAAGACAGCCACAGTGCGCTCTGGAGGAAGGTTACCGAATGAGTCGCAACGGTTCGTCGAATGTTTCGCCACACGCGCGGAACTCAGAGAAGGAGATACGGGAACGCGAAAAAGAATTGCAGCAGGAAAAGCATAAGCAGCAGCAGCTCCATAACGACCGGGTAGCGTTGCTGAAGATGCCAGAGTTCCAGCGCGTAATGGCAGATGTAATTGCAAAAGGGGGGATGTTCCGGTCAGTGATGACGGGGAACTCTACGACCTACCACCTCTCGGGGCGGCAGGATTTTGCGAGGGAGATATGGGCCGATATGGCCCGCGCAAACCAAGACTTGGCTTTTGATTTGTTAAAGCCAAAGTGGGATTGGGAGGATGTTGTTAATTAATGTTTGGGTTTGTTTTTGATTTTTGGAGAATTCGATGACTGACGAATACAGCGGACAGAATGACACCGAATCCGCAGGTGAAAGTCAGGCAGCGGATACTGCAAGCGGAGACAGCACGTTACTGACGGGGAGCGAAAGCCAACCGCAGGACGCGCCAGTCGAGGCGAGCAGTGCTGATGCTGACGGTAATGAAGAACCAGCACCTGAGATACCTGAGAAGTACGAGTTCAACATGCCAGAGGGCATGGAGGTGGACCAGTCACTGGCTGATGAAGCCTTGCCTGTGTTCAAGGAACTCGGCCTGTCCCAGGAGCAAGCGGACAAGCTGACCGGCCTAATGGTCGCAAAGGCTGAACGTGATTCTCAGATGATGGCTGATGCTTACCAGAAGCAGATAAGCGATTGGGCTACTGAGTTGAAAAACGATAAGGACGTGGGCGGAGAGGCGTTTGAAAAGAATGTTTCTGTTGCTCGCGAGGCTATCAATAAGTTCGGGTCTCCCGAATTGAGAGATGCACTTAATAGCACGGGCATGGGAAACCACCCGGAAGTTTTTAAGTTTGCTCTCGCTGTTGGTAAATACCTTGTCGAGGACCAACCGGGCTCAGGTGAACCCGCCAAGATGGAGTCGGTGATTGAAAGTCGCCTGTACCCCAACGAGGCACGACACTAAATCATTCTGTCCGTAAGGAGATTTGACTATGGCTACTTTGGGAAATAACTATCCCACGCTGGCGGACCTCGCCAAGCAGATGGATGGTCAGGGGAATGTCGTATCCGACATCATTGAGATTCTGAGTGATACCAACCAGATTCTCATGGATATGCCGTTCTTTGAGTGCAACAACGGAACCAAGCACCTGACGACGATTCGCAGCGGTATCCCGACGGGTACGTGGCGTCGTCTGTATCAGGGCGTTCAGCCGTCGAAGGCTACCAACACGCAGGTTGAAGATGCGTGCGGCATGCTGGAGTCTTGGTCCGAAGTTGATTCCAAGCTGATTGACCTCAGCAACAACCCGGCTCGTTTCCGTCTGAACGAGGCCCGTGCTTTCCTTGAAGGCATGAACCGTCAGATGGCAACAGCTGTTTTCTACGGCAACACCGATACCGACCCCGAGCAGTTCCACGGACTTGCTCCGCGTTTTGACAGCCTGTCCGCTGAGAATGGCGGCCAGATTGTAAACGCAGGCGGCTCTGGCGCTGACAACACCTCCATCTGGATGGTTGTCTGGGGCGAGCGTACTTGCCACGGTATCTATCCAAAAGGCAGCAAAGCTGGGCTTGCGCGTGAGGACAAGGGCAAGACCACCAAGGAAGTCTCGGATGGTTCGCTGTATGACGTCCATCGTGAGAAGTTCATGTGGGACTGCGGCCTGTCGGTTCGTGACTGGCGGTATATCGTTCGCATCGCAAACATCGATGTCAGCGACATGCAGGCAGGAAACACCGATATGTTTGCTCTTCTGCGTCAGGGCTACTGGAAACTGAAACAGCGGGAAATCAGCGGTGGCCGTGCGGCTATCTACTGCAACGCTGACGTTCTTGAGGCTCTGGATGCACAGGCAACGCCGACGGTTTCGACCAGCACCACCACGTCAAGCGGCAACGTCCGCCTGCGTGTAAGCGAAGTCGAAGGTCGTGAGGTGATGACCTATCGCGGCATGCCTTTGCGTGAATGCGATGCCATCCTGAACACCGAAGCTGCGGTGTCTTAATCGGAATCAACTGACAGGAGAACCGTTATGATTCTTGATACTTACTCCTTGCTGTCCGATGACCAGGATTTGGCTCAGGCAGCGGGCACGTACTACAGCAATGTGCTGAACCTTTATGGTGACCCGGGGTACACCACCTCGGCAGACGCGCCTAACGGTGTCGCCCAGTCCCTTGGCAAAGGCTACCCTGTGGAGCTTCTTGTCCAGATTACTGAGACCTTCACCTCTGGCGGTGCTGCAACTCTGGTTGTGTCGCTGGAAGTTGACGACAATGAGTCGTTTACTTCGGCAACCACCGTTGTTTCCAGCACGACGTTTGCTCTGGCTGACCTTGTTGCTGGCACTTACCTTCTGCCGCAGCATGTTCCTTATGGCGTAAACGAGCAGTATGTTCGTGTTAAATACGTCATCGGGACGGCTGCTACTACGGCAGGCAAGGTGACCGCTGGCGTTGTCATGGGTCATCAGTCCAACCGCTGATAAGACTGGGAGGGGGCTTCGGCTCCCTCCCTTTTAACTGGAGGCTTTATGGCCGTTCGTTATCGGGTGACCAAACCCTGTTTCTATCAAGGCTGCTTCCGTGAGCCTGGGAACAAGCATGAAATTGTTGTTCTTCCTGAGAAATTAGCTGCGAAAGACACGCCAAGTTATTTAGAGTTCGTTCCAGAGCCTAAGCCTGAGACGACTCGCGGGCGTAAAAAAGAAGATGTTGTCGAGCCAGAACCTGTAGAATACGAGGCAGTCTCGATTGCTGACACTGATGTAATTTAGCGGCACTGAGGTAATCTGAAATGGCAACGTCAGTGGATATCTGTAACCTGGCATTAAGTCGGGTGCGGGCCGGAAGTATTGGCAGTTTGACGGAGAATTCTCCGCAATCTGTGCAGTGCAATATTCTGTACGGGCAAGCCCGCGACCATCTGCTGACTTTGTTTTCGTGGCCGTTTGCTAAAGAGACCCGCGCACTCAGCCTGACGGGGAATACGCCGGTCGAATGGCTGTATGAGTACGATTATCCCAACGATTGCCTGCGGGTGCATTACATCATCCCGCCGGAAAGTGGGAAAAACATAGTCACGGGCACTGGCATAGCCACGCCGCGGATTGACTATGAACCCATCCCGTATGAGATAGGCACGGGCGACGGCGGCACGCGGGTCATTCTGACTGACTATGATGACGCCTATATCAGCTATACGAAGTCAGTAACGGACACTAACCTGTTTGACCCGCTGTTTGTGCAGTGCCTAGCGTGGCTTCTGGCTAGTGACCTCGCCATTTCATTAGGCGGCGATAGCGGTAAATCTTACCGTGATGCGGCACGACAGGCTTTTGGTGACGCGATTCAGCAGGCCATAGCGCACGCTTCCAATGAAGGTGAAGACGGGCGTCCAAGGCTACCGCGCTCCATACAGGCACGTCACGGCGCTGTAGACCGTGACTATTTTTACGGTGATTTGGCATATCGGAGATACTGATGCCTCGCGATATGCAGACATCGTTCTCGGCTGGAGAGCTGTCTCCAAGCCTGCACTCGCATGCAGACCTGGCGAAATACAGAACTGGGCTGGCTAGATGTGAGAATTTTTTTGTGCTGGCTCAAGGTGGCGCGGCTACGCGTCCTGGGTTTGAGTATATCGCAGAGGTAGAAGATAGCACGTCTTTGGCTCGGGTTATCCCGTTTCAGTTCAACACAGAGCAAGCGTACGCTTTAGTTTTTACGCATCAGAAAATGCGCGTCATAAGGAATGGCGGCGTTGTTCTGGAGGCAAATAAGAACATCACAGGGGCAACTAAAGCCAACCCCGTACAGATTACCGTTGCGTCTCATGGGTATTCCACTGGAGATGACGTTTATATTTCTCAAGTAGGAGGCATGACGGAGCTGAACGGGCGTTTCTTTAGGATTACAAACACCGGGACCAACACGTTTACGCTGGACGGTATAGACGGCACCGGATATACGACTTACACCTCGGGCGGCAAAGCAGCCAGGGTCTACACACTGTCAACGATATGGGTAGAAAATGACATCTTTGAGATGAAATATACCCAGTCCGCGGATGTTATGACGATTACGCATCCGAATTACATTCCGCGGGATATTTCTCGCACAGCGCATAACAACTGGACCATATCGACCATTACATTTGGGACGTCTGTCACAACCCCAACTGGCGTGGCTGTAGCGCCAATAGGAACAGCAACGTCGTTTCCTTTTAAGCAATATCGCTATCGGGTAACTGCTGTTGACGACACAGGCGACGAATCGCTGCAATCTGCTGTTGTTAGCACGTCTCAGAATGCAATGGATACGACGTATGGCGCTCGAATAACTTGGACTCAGGTGGCTGGCGCAGCTTATTACAACGTCTACAAAGAATACTCGACAGGCTCTGATTTGTATTATTTTTTGGGAGAAGCGCAAAACAATTCATCGCCTGAATTTCAAGATTACAATTTCGCGCCAGACTTATCGCAATCTACGCCTCAAGCGCGTAACCCTTTTAACAGTGCTACCGATTATCCTTCCTGCGTCACATATCACCAGCAGAGAAAAGTATTTGCTAGCACGATAGACAATCCGCAGACAGTCTGGTTCACGCGCACAGCGGACTTTGACAACATGAATGAGTCACGTCCGCTTAGGGCTGATGATTCGATTGAGGCAACACTGGCGGCCAAACAAGTCAACGAAATACGTCACCTTGTTTCTTTGGATGAACTAATTGTCTTTACGTCTGGCGGCGAGTGGAAGGTTGTTGCCGACCAAGACGGCGTTATCACGCCACTGAACATTAATTTTAGGCCGCAGGGATTCAGAGGCTCCTCTCAGATAACTCCGTTGATTATTGGCGGCACGGCGCTGTACATACAGGAAAAAGGCTCGCGCGTGCGAGACCTCCGCTACGTATTTGAAGATGATAAATACATGGGCGACGACATGACTGTGATGTCGCGCCATCTGTTTGAAGGACACACCGTCGTTGACTGGTGCTACTCACAGGAGCCTTACTCAATTATTTGGGCTGTGCGTGATGATGGCGTCCTGCTTTCGTTCACCTATCTCCGCGAGCATAACGTCTATGCCTGGGCGCGGCACACGACTGATGGCACGTTTGAGTCCGTTTGCTCTATCTCAGAAGGCAATGAAGACGTTGTTTACGTCGTGGTTAAACGCACGATTAACGGCTCTGACGTGCGCTACGTAGAAAGACTGCATGAGCGCTATTTTACGGACATACAGGACGCGTTCTGCGTAGACTCAGGGCTTACCTATACTGGCTCGACAGGAACGATTACAGCGGCAACCAAAGCGTCTCCGGTTGTTATTACGTCAACGGCGCACGGGTTGTCGAATGGAGACGTTATCTGGATACGTGATGTTGTCGGGATGGTGGAGCTGAACGACATTCAGTACAAGGTCGCCAACTCCACGGCAAATACGTTTGAATTGACAACGCTGAACGGCTACGACATAGACGGCACGAACTTTACGACTTATGCGTCCGGCGGCACGTGGTACGCCTGCACCAGTACCATCAGTAATCTGTACCACCTTGAAGGCGAGAATCTGGTGGCGCTGGCAGACGGCAACACGGTCAATTCGCTGACCGTCTCTGACGGCGCCGTCACCCTGCCGAACC